ACGGTATGCACCACGAAGTTGGCCATGCTGCGGCCCTCATCATCAGCACGTTTACGAAGCAAGACGACCAAGTCGTCAGGGATGTTGAAAGTTATGTTCACAAGAGTCCTTTGGAGTTGCACGAGGTTTACACGCGAAGTGTACGTGAAACACACGAAGAAGGCAACACGGGACACACACGAGGTTTACACGCGAGACGCACGTAGCATTCACGAGGTTTACACGCAACGATTTGGTGGGTTGCTGCACATAAGGTGCACGAGATACGCACGCGGTTTACACGTGAATGCACCTGAAACATAACTCGACTACTCAATACCAAACCCAATAGGCATGCGGGTTTGCGGGGGTTTGGGTGTAATTAGGCAGGAGGCCGGCAGGCTCTGCCACTTTTGTGGGGTACGTGTGTGTGAGGCGCTAACCATGGCGCCCATTCAACCCGGTCAGCCTTGCGAGGAGGCTCTCTTCTCTTATATATTATAATAACTAGGTTGGACACACACTCAAACCCTTGATTTCATTGGGTTTGTATTGAGTTAACGAGTTATGTTTCCGCAAAGCTCCGATTATTGGTTGTCCTTGCGCGCCGAGACCACTTCCATGTGTATCTGCTTGCAGGAAGACGGCTCTCCCGCTGACCGATTGGCATCAGACCAGTCGTTGCGCGACCGATACGGCACGGGCGGATAGCCGCCTTGTAGTACCCGATTGACAGTTCCACTCAGTGGCTTTGGCATTGGTGCGTACGCGAAGCCGATTGGGGCCTTGTGCACACGTGGTGCGTGACCAGTGCTGCGGGTGCGCAGCGTTGCATTGAATCGCATGGTTCGTTCTCCTTCAGTTAAACACAATCCAAGGGCCAGACACGCTGGCCTATGGGCTGGGCTCAATTACGCAGCAACTCCTTCGTGCTCAGCGGCCGCAGCTGCAGCCAGCGAAGCCTTGATGTTGGCAATGTCAAGCAAACGCTCAGCGTGGAACAAGTCCTCTTCGACGGCTTCCATACGAGCCGACAGTGCCTTAGTCCAATCGTCAGATGCACCCTTGACTTCAATGGCGGTGCGAGTCGTGTTCAGGTATGCAACAACACCGCGCTTACCCTTCATGGTGGAGGGGTTGAACGTAGCAATGCCGTGGCGAGCAACGAGAGCCTGCAGGAAGTCGGCCCATTCGCCGCCGTCGATCTCGTCACGATTGGTGAAAGACTCCACGCTGTGCAGGCCTTGGAGCTGTGCAATGGCCAGTTTCTTGACGGCGCCCTTGCCGTTGATGGCAGCGCTGATGATGGCTGTCGCGGATGCTTCGCACATCACGCTGGCAGCCTTTTCGTTTTGCTTCGAGACCTTGCCGTTCTTACCGGTGGGGATAGTCAGAGCAGCGCGAACGAAAGAAGTGATAGCAGTCATTTTGAATCCTAAAGTTACATGAGCGAAGTTGCTCAGCTAGCAGACTGTTGCCAATCTGCTAACGGAATTTTTCGCTGGGTGTTCTGGTTCTCGGTCCCCTGTTTGCCATTCCCGTCGTGGCACCTTACTGCACGCTCATAAGCCCTGCAGACGCTGGCCATTTCCTCCGAAGGTGGCCTACCTTACGTTGTGTCTGTCGTTCTACTATCTCGCAGCTGACTGAATCAAGGCCCGGTACATCCCACGCTTGGCGTGGTTTCCCGCACAATAGTGTTAGGGCTCCGCGTGTTTACGGCTTACCCCATCGCACTAACACACTGTAGCTTTACAGCCCCGTGTGCGTCCCGCATCGTCGTTTGCTGCGCCTTCAGAGAATCCCGAGTGCACCGCGTTTCAACTTTCCCGTGTTCAAGGCGCCGCCGTTTGTCAGACGTGAAACCCACACAAATCAATTGTTAAAGACCGGTTTGGTTTCCCATGCGACTATGCAACTTGGCGCCCCCACTGCGGGGCCTTAGACCGTCGAGTAGCTTCGATCAGCTGCCTCACCTATGTGAAAACCGGACATGGCCTTTCCGGCCCCCCAGATGGCCAAGGGGGTGGGGCCTCCTCTATTGCTTGCCCCCGCCACACACAACATTCTCAAAAACCTATAACCAACTAAATTAGTCAAGTAATAAAAAACACCCCGCCCCCTCAAACCGACGACCCGGGATTTCACCCCGGGTGCGTCTTCACCCGCTCCAAAATTTTTTAGAGCTAAAATGGCGCTTATTTTTCTGGAGTAGCCCATGTCCGCTTTTGGTGACGCATTCAAAGCAGCCCGCGCCAGCGGCGACAAAACCTTCACCTTTGGTGGCAAGAGCTACAACACCAAGACGGCGGACGACGCAGGCGGACACGGTACCCGTAACCCGGTATCCAGCGTGTCCAAGTCCGTGGTGGACAGCGCCAACGACAGCCGTGACCCCATTGGCACCCTGATGCGCAGCGTGGGCAGCAACGCCAGTAGCCGCGACAACGAAGCAGCCATCACCCGTGGCATCCCCGCAGACATCGGCACCAGCTTCAAAACCCCAGCACCTAGCGCTGGAGCGGGCCGTGGCGGCCAAGGTGGACGCAGCCTTGCGGACATAGTGAATGGCCCGGCAACCTACGATGCCGGTGCTGGCCGTGGTGCACAGGGAACAGCTGCTGAAGGCTACGCCAACGGTGGCATGATTGGCCACGCTCCCAACGCCAAGACACCCAACCCCCCGTTCAAACCGTTTGGCACGAAGCCGACCGCCAAGCCCTGTTAATTTCCGCCCCCCGGGGCGCCACCACGTAAGCTACGAAAGGGCTTAACGCATGGACCTCCCAGACATCCCGGACGGCGAGCTCGAATACGGGTATGTGCCGTCCACCCAGATGGTCATCCCGCCAGAGATGGTTGTCTCCATAGCCCAAGGCATGGACGACCCCGACAGCATCGCGTCCAAACATGGTTTCACCGGTGAGCGGTGGGAGAAGTTGAAGGTCTGGGCTCCGTTTATCGCCGCGGTGGAAGCGCACAAGGCCGACTTGGCTGCGTCTGGCTACACGTTCAAGGCCAAAGCGAAGTATATGGCCGAGGAATTGGCCGAGAGGACGTACGTGCAGGCCATGGGCGCCGACTCCACGTTCGCTCAGAAGTTCCAAGCGCTGCAGTTCTTCACTCGCGTGGGCGGCTTGGAGCCGAAAGAGGAGAAAACGCAGCAGGCTGGCGAGGGTTTCAGCGTCACTATCAACATGAATGGCACGAACGCGACCATTTCTGGGTCATCTAGCGGCTCATTTGACAGAAATACGGTAGAAATGGCCGAAGACGCCTCGGATTTTGCCGGCTACCGCATCGCGCCGCTCATCGACCCCACGCTTTTCGCCGAAATGGCCCGGAATCAGGACGCTGCATGAAAGTCAACTACGTGGCACCTCCGACGGGTGCCAATTTCATGCAGTCCAGCGCGCTGGTGCGCCTGCTCATGGGCCCGGTGGGCTCCGGCAAGTCCGTCACCTGCATCATGGAGATGTTCCGGCGCTGCGCTGAGATGCCTAAGTGCAAAGACGGCATGCGCCGCTCCCGCTGGGCCGTAATCCGCAACACATCGCAGCAGCTGCGCGACACCACGCTGAAAAGCTGGTTCAACTGGTTCCCGGACGGCGTGGCCGGCACGTGGCGGGTGGGTGACAAGGTGTTCCTGATCGACGTGGGCGACATCCGCGCAGAGATTCTGTTCCTGCCGCTTGACACGCCCGACGACCAGCGAAAGCTCCTCTCCTTGGAGCTGACAGGGGTGTTTATCAACGAGGCGCGCGAGGTGCACCCAGAGCTCATCGTGGCCGCGCGCTCGCGCCTGACGCGCTACCCCTCGAAATCCATGTTGGCCGACGACCCGCGCACCGGCAAACCGCCGGAATACTGGTCCGGCCTCATCATGGACACGAATCCGCCGTCAGAAGACAGCTGGCTCTACGAGCAGTTCGAGACCCTGAAGCCCAAGGGCTGGGAGCTGTACCGCCAGCCCAGCGGCCTGTCGCCGCTTGCAGAGAACCGGGACAACCTCGGCTCGACGTACTACGAGGACATGATGGAGGGCGCCACGGAGGACTTCATCCGGGTGCACGTGCACGGCGAGTATGGCCGCTCCCTCGTCGGCCGCCCGGTGTACGACAAGAGCTTCGTGCGCGAGTACCACGTGGCACCCACGGTGCTGCGCCACATCGAGTACGACCAGTACCCCATAATCATCGGGATGGACTTCGGGCGCACGCCGGCCGCGGTATTCCTGCAGCGTGACGCGCGCGGGCGGGTTCTGGTCTTGGATGCAATCTACGTTGAGAATATGGGGCTGCAGGGTTTCCTGCGCGAGCACGTGAAGCCGCTGCTGTCACGCAAGTTCCCTGCCAACAAATACCTCGTCTGCGGGGACCCGGCTGGCTGGGCCAAGAGCCAGCTCAACGAGCAGAACGTCGAGGACGTGTTCAAGGAAGAGGGCCTGCGCTCGATACGCGCACCCACAAACGACCCCACGAAACGCATCGCGTCAGTCGAGAAACTGCTGGCCGGCCAAGTGAACGGCGGCGCAGCGCTCCTATTTTCGTCACCAGAAACGTCTGAGGGGATGAAGTACCTCGTGCAGGCCATGTACGGCGGGTATAAGTACCGGCGCAAGAAGGACGGCTCCTACGAGACCGAGCCGCTGAAAGACGAGTTCTCGCACTGCTCGGATGCGCTCCAGTACGGAACGCTGTGTATCGACAGCGGTGCGCTGGCCGGGGCCTTCGGTGCCCGTCGCCGGCAGGTGCGAGTGGCCAGCGCAAGTGGTTGGACATGAGGCGAATGTGATATAGTGCTCGGGACCCGCCGTGGGTCTTATGGAGAAATTATGGAAACGAATAATCGTCAGTACAAGACCCTCGGTTCTGTTGGTGGTGCAGGTAGTTCTGCCACTGCTGGCGGCTACAACACAGGCCCCCTGATCGCTGGTGTTGGTGGCAAAGCCGACATGGGCATCGGTGAGACCGGCGGCCTGAAGAACGGCGGCGATGTCCGCATGGGCGGGCACTTCGGCCCGACATCCAAGGCGGCAAACGCTGGCACGGGCTACAACCAAGGCGACCAGTACGCAGCTACCGGCGGCAAGGCCGATGTCGGCATCGGCGCTACGGGCGGTATGAAGGCTGGCGGCGACGTGCGCAGCGATGGCGACTGCGCCCCCGCGAAGGCCGGCGGCTACAACCAAGGCGACCAGTTCGCAGCCAAGGTCAAGTAAATGGCCGGCCTGCTGCGTGTCGAGAACAACCAGCAGATGGACGCCCGCCTCTCGGCGGAATCCTCTGCAATGGATCGCCAAAACGATCCGCTCATAGTTGGTCTCGCTGCGCACCTGCGCCGCCTGTGGGAGCCCGCCAAGCGCGCCAAGCTCCCCATCGAGACGAAGATGTTCAAAGCCTTGCGCCAGCGCAACGGCGAGTATGAGCAGACCATCGCCAACGCGATCGCCCAGCAGGGCGGCTCGGCCGTCTACATGATGGTCACCGAGACGAAGTGCCGCGGCGCCGAGTCTTGGCTTCGCGACATTCTGCTGGAGGACGGCAAGATACCGTTCGCCGTGACGCCCTCTCCCAAGCCGAGCATCAACCCGGACGACGAGCAGCGCATCACGGAGAAGTTCAGCGCGAAGATCACCCAGATGATGCAGTCTGGCCAAGCCATCGACCCGCAAGCGCAGGAAGATGCCAAGGAGCTGGCCCAGCAAGAGATTCGCAACGAGATCATGGAAGAGGCGCAGGAAACTGCCAGCAGCATGCAGACGCTGATCGAGGATCAGTTTTCTGAGGGTGGCATGATTGACGGCTTCAACGCGTTCATCTCCGACCTCGTGACGTACCCCAACGCGTTCCTGAAGGGCCCGGTCGTGCGCAAGCAGCGCAAGATGGCGTGGGTCAAGGGGCCAGACGGCAAGTACGCACCGGACGTGACCGAGGAGCTGTGCCCCACGTATACCCGCGTGGACCCGTACCGCATGTACCCCGAGCCGGGCGTGTCTAACATCAAGGAAGGGTTCGTGTTCGAGCACCACCGCTTGAGCCGCCCCGAGCTGGCTGCCCTGAAGGGTGTGCCGGGCTACGACGATGACGCCATCAGCCAAGTGCTGGAGAACATGCCCTACAGCTCCACGGGCACGTGGCTGAACCCCAACGAGCAGACCAAGGCGACTCTGGAGCAGAAGTACAACATCTGGGACCGCCCGACGGCTACTGTTGACGCGCTGGAGTTCACCGGCAAGATACCCGGCAGCAAGCTCATTGAGTGGGGCATGTCCGAGGAAGAAGTCCCGGACCCCGACAAAGAGTACGACTGCAACGCATGGCTGATCGACCGCTGGGTCATCAAAGCGACCATGAACTACGACCCGCTGGGTCGCAACCCGTACTACACCTCGTCGTTCGTGAAGCGCCCCGGCGCGCTCTGGGGAACGGGTATCCCTGAGCTGATCGACGACATCCAGAACATGTGCAACGCGGCAGCCCGCGCGCTGGTCAACAACATGGGTCTGGCCTCCGGCCCCATGGTGGAAGTGAACATCGACCGCATGCCGTCCGACGAGGAAGTGACCACGCTCACCCCGTGGCGTATCTTCCAAGTGACCAACGACCCAATGGGCTCCGGCCAGCCGGCCATCCGATTCAACCAGCCCCAGAGCAACGCTCAAGAGCTGATGATGGTCTACACCCACTTCACCAAGCTGGCCGACGACCAGTCCGGCATCCCGGCCTACGTCTACGGCGACATGAACGTGGGCGGCGCGGGCCGCACGGCATCCGGCCTGTCCATGCTGATGGGTTCCGCCGGCAAGGGCATCCGTCAGGTCATCATGCACCTCGACATGGATGTGATCGGCTTGGCTGTGGAAGCCCAGTACGACTGGAACATGCGCTACGTGGACGACGACTCCATCAAGGGCGACTCGCAAGTGGCCGCCAAGGGCGCCATCCAGCTGGCCACCAAGGAACAGCTCAACGTGCGCCGCGTCGAGTTCCTGCAGGCTACGGCCAACCCGATGGACAGCCAGATTGTGGGCATCCCCGGGCGCGCGGCCATCCTGCGCGAGGTCGCCAAGGGTCTTAACATGCCAGTGGACGACATCATCCCCTCGAAAGAGAAGCTCGAAGCCATGCAGGCAGAGCAGGAAGCCCAGAAAAAGCAGGAGCAGGCCGCGCAGATGCAGGCGCAAGCCCAAGGCGGCGCGCCGGGCCAAGGCCCTCAGCAGGGCAAGCCCACCCCCACGTTCCCCGGCGGCGCGCCCAAGGGCGGCGATGACGCCAACACTGTCTCGAACCAGAACACCGGCAAGGCTGCATAGAACACACCAAAGGGATTTATGGCAACAGTAATGCCCAGTTTCGACTGGCCTTCCAACTACCGATTGACCGTAGGCACGACGGCTACCACCATCACGCTGCCAGCGCGTCCGGGCACTGTTCGCATTTACAACGGCACCCCCGGTGCGGTAGTCTACGTGGAGATCGGCGGCACTGCTGTCGTCCCCGTGGCGAACGGCGCCCCCGGCTCCATTCCGCTGCTGGGCGGCCCCGGCTCCATCCCGCTACGGCTGGAGAAGGGCAACGCCACCACCATCAGCTTTATCGGCTCACAGGCCGGCATTGACCTGCACGTGCAGGGCGTGCACGGCACGTTCCCAGTATCGCAGACGAAGTCCCTGCTCAGCGCCGCGCTGGACTTGGTGTTCGCAGACCCGGGAGCTACACTAGACCCCCGCATCACCTTCACCCGAGGCGACACCCAAAGCTGCGCCACGTACTTTGACAGCGACGGTCTGCTGAAGACGATGCCAGCTACAGTGCTGAGTAACAGCAACCCAGTATGGACCGCAACCAGTGGGGGTGGGGCGTCTTCAACTGCTACTCCGGGGCAAGCAGACCCTTGGGGTGGTACTACTGCAACCCGACTTGTTGCATCAGTACCTTCTGGTTTTGCACTGATGCAGGCAACTATTTCCGCAGTAACAGGACTTTATACTGGCGCTATTTTAGTTAAGTCAAACACAGGGACTAACCAAAGCGTAAGCCTGTGGACAGATGTTGTTACAGCAGTACCTGTGACTGTTACCCCAACTTGGTCAATCGTGTTTGGCTCACAGAATGCTACCACCACTGCTCTTTTCAAGATAATAGCAGGCACCGGCTCGACAGACATTACAGTAGCCCGTATCGGCCTATTCGCTGGTGCGTTGACAGCCGTTCCATACATACCGACAGCGGCAGAAATCTCCGGTCCCCGCTTCGACTACGACCCTGCCACGCCTGCGGGGACTGTGGGTGTGGAACTAAAAGGCGCTGCCTCACTGTCAAACAGTGGTACTACGTCAATCCCATCGTATGATGCTGCCAGTGGGTCTGGAACCCTATACCGTGTGGATGTAGGTAATAGGAATGACCTATATTTCAACAACACTACTGCAGGCAAAACCTACGCAATTACGCTTACAAACTCTGCCAGCAGTACTGCGACAGTTCAGTTGCGGACCAATACGGGGTCTGTTCCTGCTGGTACGGTGGCCCCCGGTACATCCCTAACATATAACGTAACAGCCGTAGCAAACAATGATATAGCTATTGTTCTAACTGCCAATGGTGCTTTTGCACAGATTACGGTTGTCTCCGTCAAAGAAGTCACCTTCGCGCCCAAGGGCTTGCTGATCGAAGAGAGTCGGACGAATTTTGAATTGCAAAGCACTGCTATCACGACTTTGGGGGGAGCCATTACTCCTAGTCAACTGGCCCCAGACGGGACGTTAACGGCAACCTTATTTACTGGCGACGGTATTGCTACAGAGCATGGGATATATGGGGCTGCACAAAGTCAGACAATACAAGCCTATTGCCAGTCTGCTTTTGTAAAAGCAGGTTCAGCTACGATGATTCAATTGGCCCAAAGTAATGCCCTCAGTACCACAGCATACGTCAACTTCCAGTTAACGGGTTCAGGGACGTACTCGGCAGGCGGAGGGGCAACCGGTGGTATTCAAGCTCTTGTAGGTGGCTGGTATCGCATTTGGGCGAGCTATACCTCATTAGCTGGTTCTGGGCCGATGCTAATTGTCGACACCATCACGTCTATGGCGGATGCTCGTCGCATAGCAACTAGTGCAAACGTAAACTCATTCACCTATTGGGGCAGACAAGTCGAAGTGGGCGCATTCCCCACCTCCTACATCCCAACCACCACGGCAGCAGTGACCCGTGCCGCGGATAACGCGAACATGCCGACGACTGGGTGGTACAGCCAACCAACCGGCACTTTTGTGGTCGAGTTTGACTCCGCGAAGGCTGGCGGGTACTACATAGCCCAAGCGTCTACAGGGTCAGGGGCGGACCAAGTGTCTATGGCCTGCAATGCAGGGGGGTTCGTATACCCCCAAGTCTCGGTTGCAGGGGCAGATCAGGGGACAGCGCCAGTATTGAACGCCACATCGGTAAATGCAGCGCAAAAGGCTGCGATTAGCTACCAAGTGAATGGAACTGCTACGAGCGTGGCGGGCGGCACTGTTGCGTCCGATGCAACAAACGCGCTCCCTACCCCCAACAAGCTACAGATCGGGTCAGACAACGGGGTTGCTGCGTTTGTGAACGGCCACATCCGCCGCCTGACCTACTACAATGCCAATCTGGCGGGCAACCTCCCGTCCCTCACAACGTAAGGAACCCCATGTCTGCTTTTTCCCCAGTATCAGGTGCGGTCAGTACCTACCGAGTGACGATCGGCACGACCAACGTCGCGCTCAACCTGCCCGCGCGTCCGGGCACGATCCGGGTGTTCAACAACACCCCGGCCAACATCGTGTACATCGAGATCGGCAATCAGGCCGCCGTTGTACCGGTGGCAAACGGCGCGCCGGGCTCTATGCCTCTGGCTGGCGGCGCCGGCTCCATCCCGTTGTTGCTCGAAAAGGGCAACGCCACCCAAGTAAACTTGATCGCTTCCGGCGCAGCCACTGACGTGTACGTCACGATGGGCCTCGGCGACACCATAGGATAAATCATGGCACGTTTTGCACCCACCGTACTCCCCACCGGCGCCTACCGCGTCACCGGCCTGCACTCCAGTCAATGGATCGTTGACAAAGAGGGCAACATCATTGGCCAGACCGGCGCGAACTGCCAAGACACGTTCTTCTACTCCTCTACGAATGCCGGAGCGGCGGCTCTTGCATCCACCAGCGGACTAGGCACGATGTGTGTTCAGAACGCTGTCGCTGTCGCCATCACTGGCGGCGCGATCAACAACACCACGATTGGGGCGACAACACCATCTACCGGAACGTTTGCGGCGCTATCGACAAACACCACGCGCAGTACCGGCGCCACTGGGCGGGCGGTGAACACGACTGCTGCTCTGGCGTCAGTGACGATTGGCTCGATCCAGAGCACGTTTCTTGCTACCCCCGCCGCGGCCATCACGATCACTCTCCCAGCCCCAACCGACGGCTTCCGTACCCGCGTGGTGTTCGGCGCCGCCACTACGGTGACATGGGCTGTTACAGCTCCCGCGACTGCGCTTATCGCTGGCGTCAAGACGGTATTCGCCGCTGGCGAGTCCTACGAACTGATCTATTCGTCTGTGGCGGGTACGCCTGCGAATGCAGTCGCCACAACTTGGTACCCATACTAGGTTTTCGTTGTGGTATAACCGGCAGGTAACGGCGTATTCCGGTAGCGTTTTGCAGGCCGGTCACCGCCCAACAGGAGTACAAACATGGCACGTTATGAAGATTTTAGCTGCGGCTTGCTGCGCATCGGTACCGGCCGCGGTATTCCCGCCGTCGGCGCGGGCGCGTCGTCCGTTGTCAGCGCTACGCTGACCCCCGCAGCGGTTGCGGCCTCGGCCACTGCAGACCAGACCGGCTTCACAGTCCCCGGCTTGGACGCTACCGACATCGTCACGTGCGTGCGCTACCCCACACAGGCAGCGACTTGGATCACCAAGTGCACTCCGACGGCCAAAGACACCCTGACCATAACGTTTTCTGCCAATGCAACCGGCGCTACGCCGACCTCTGGCACCTACACGTTCTTGGTCCTGAAGACACAATAATGCGCAAGTTCACCCCAGCGCAGAAGCAGCTGTTCGAGACCCTCGTTCGGCAGTTCCCTGAGTTTGGGGTCTACTTGGCGGCTGCGCGCCAGCAGGAGCTTGATGCCCTGCCCTACGCAGCGAGAGAGAATTTGGACGTACTTCGCGGTCGCGTCCAAGCCCTGACTGAACTCCAGCAGGGATTTTTTGGCCGTGGTGATAATCCTTAGCACTGAAAGGCAAGGAAATGGCAAACATCCCAGAGCAAATTCGTAAGCAGATCGAAGCTGCGCAGTCCCTAGTTGACACCCAATACGGAAAGGGTACGCCCATTCTGCCCGGTGCCGATGCTGTAACTGACGTTGAGCCGAAGCCCGCACGCGAAGTTGTCGCGCCTGTCAAAGCGCAGGAGACGCAGCCAGTTGAAGACGAAAATAGCCAGACCTACGCCCAGCGCTGGCGGTCCCTCAACGGGATCGTGCAGTCTGAGAAGCAACGCAATGCGTCGCTTGAGCAGCAGGTCCAGCATTTGCAGCAGGTGTTATCGACGATGCAGACTGCACCGGTGACCAAGATGGCCAACGCCCAGTTCCTGACTGAACAGGACACTACGGACTACGGCACGGACATGGTTGACGTGATGCGGCGCGCAGCGCGCGAGGAGCTGAAAGACTTCGCGGGGGCCGTCGGCTCCCTCAAGCAAGACCTTGACAACATCCGTCAGGTCGTGCCCGCAGTCCAACGCTTGGCGCAGGATAACCAGCAATCGGCTCAGGATCGGTTTTTCGCCGCTCTGGGCCGCGCAGTGCCGGACTACGAGCAGGTCAACGCTAACGCGCAGTTCCATCAGTGGCTGCTGACGCCCGACCCGATGACTGGCATCCTTCGCCAGACCTATCTTGTCGATGCGCAGCGTAGCGGTGATGTCGAACGCGTGGCAACCATCTTCAACTCGTGGAAGTCACTCTCTGGAACTCAAGGTCAGGCGAAACCCCGCATTGACGCCCGCGCAGAGCTGGAACGCCAACAGGCGCCCAGCCGTAACTTGACCAGCACGCCGACTGACAAGTCGGGCCGTATCTGGGACCCGAAGGAAATTTCTGATCTCTATCAGGACAAGACCCGGGGCAAGTACGCAGGCCGTGAAGCGGAGTTTAAGGCGCTTGAGCAAGACATTTTCAAAGCGCAGCAAGAAGGACGCATCGTCCGACGTGCAGCGTAACTTTTTAGCAATTTAGGAGATTCATCATGGCATTCCCAGTAGCCGGCGGCGGCGCAAACTACACAGGTAACTTCATCCCTGAAATCTGGTCCAGCAAACTGATCGCGAACTTTTATGACGCGACCGTCTGCGCAGCCATTTCCAACACCGATTACTCCGGCGAGATCACCGGTTTCGGCGACAAGGTCAACATCCGCACCACCCCGGAACTGACCATCCGCGATTACCAGAAGGGCATGCAGCTGCAGGTCGAGCGCCCTGACAAGCCAAAGCTGACCCTGAACATCGACCAAGGCGACTACTTCGCTGCCGTTGAAGATGACGTGGACCGCATCCAGTCCGACGTGAACCTGATGGACGCTTGGACTCGTGACGCATCTGAAAAGATGAAGATCAAGATCGACGCCAAGGTGCTGTCCGGCATTCTGGGTAGCATCGCTGCCACCAACGTCGGCGCAGCTGCCGGCCGTATCTCGGGCAATATCAACTTGGGCGCCACCGGCTCTCCCATCCAGCTGACCAAGACCAACATCATCGACTACATCGTTGACGCTGGCGCCGTGCTGGACGAGGCCAATGCCCCCGAGAGCGACCGTTTCATCGTGATCCCTGCTTGGGTCGCCGCGATGATTAAGAAGTCCGACGTGAAGGACACGAGCCTGACTGGTGACAGCCAGACTCCCCTGCGCAATGGCCGCCTCGGCACCATCGACCGCTTCACCGTGTACGTGAGCCACAACTTGAACCGCGTGATCGACTCCACCAATCAGTGTTTCAGCATCGTCGCTGGCCACAAGATGGGTCTGACCTTCGCTACCCAGATGACCAACATGGAATCCATCCGTGCTGAGTCCACCTTCGGCAGCATCGTGCGCGGCCTGCAGGTCTACGGCTACGCTGTCGTGAAGCCCGAAGCTCTGGCCAAACTGTACGTTCGCCAGTAATTTTTTGAACAAGGAGTAACACCAAATGGCAACCTACACCACAGCCCAAATGTTGGCCGCTGGCATGGCCACTTCGACGAATCAGGCCTCTTTCTCTGGCCCGTTCACCATCGAGTGGCTCATCGACGGCTCCAAGAAGACTATCGCCGCAGCCGACGTGGTCAATCTGATGGACATCCCACCTTGGGCTGCCGTCACCATCCAAGCAGCCACCGTGACCACGATCGCTGGCGGTACTGCTACCGGAGCGCCTGAAGTCGGTATCGCGGGCACCGCCTGTACCGGCCTGACCGGCTTCGACTCGGCCACGACTGGTACCCAAGCTGCCAAGCTGGCGACCGCCGTCAATACCGTCGTGACCACCGGCACCGCATCTGCCATCACCTACAAGCAGCTCACCGCTGCTTTGGGTACCGGCAAGATTCGTATCCGCGTGCAAGGCTTCATCGCCCTTAGCTACCCGTAACCCGGTAGCAAGCCCTGAGAGGCCCCTTCGGGGGCCTTTTTTCTGGTATATTCCCTTTGACTTCAGGAGTAAGCAACATGGCAGACCGTTTTCTGAAACACAAGATCACCGGCACCGTATTCATCTACGCACCCCCATTCGTCGGTCATGAGGACTTCTACGAGGTCTTCAACGCAGCTGGCGATCCAATGCCCGAGCCCGAGGTTATCGTGAACCCCGCCCCCAAGGCCCGCCGCTCCAAGAAGGCTGACGCCACCGAGACTGACGTTCCCGAAGCTGACGCTGCCCCGGATGCACCGGTGGATGACGAAGCCCTCTCTGCCGACGCATCGCGCGGCCTCGCTGCACAGGGACTGTAATGGCCACCTTCCTGATGTCCGAAGTCGTTGCTGATGTCCGACTGGCCATTCAGGATTTGGGTGCGCTGAGTACCCCCCGCTTCTCCGACGCACAGATTCTGTCGATGGCGAACCAAGCGCTCAAGCGCATGGCCGTCATTCGGCCGGACCTGTTCGCGCTGATTACCACGATGCAGACCGTGCTGGGCTCCACCCAGACGGCACCTGCCGATAGCATCCGTTTCATGGAAGCACTGGCCGTCGTCGGGGTGAACAACCTCAACGAGGTCAACCGTGACGCGCTAGACCTGATGTCCACCACGTGGCAGACGGCCACCCCGGGCTCCCCCACGAACTGGATGCGCCACCCGCGCAGCGCCAACGTGTTCTTCGTCTACCCCCCGGCCACCGCCGGCGTCACGCTGCAGGTGGAGTACTCGCAGTCGCCGGCCAAGTACGGCATGACGCAGGCACCCGCCATCATCCCGGATGCGTACTACCCTGTGGTGCTGGACGGCACGATCGCGCTGCTGGAGATGACCGACAACGAGGCTGTGAACTCGAATCGCGCCAAGTTGTGCTTCGACAACTTCACCAACATGCTCCAGAGCAGCCTCGGCGCACGTCCCTCGCTCGATTCTGAGGGTGCCGGTATGGCGCCCGGCACTGACCCCGGAGTCGTCTAATGTCCACGATCACCTACAACTCGGTCTTCGGCGACATCGCGGCCAACGTCTCGGGCGTGCCCGATGTGGTGCTGGCGTTCTACATGAACAAGGTGGCCATCGACCTGTGCGAGCGCGCCAAGGTTTGGCGTGTGGCGTACGCATCGCTGCCGCTGGTGGTGGGCCAAGCCCCCTACACGCTGACCTCCCCGGTCGCCCAGACCGAGCTGTCTGCCGTCCTGACCGCCAAGATTTACCTCGGCTCCACTGCCAAGTGGAAGGACCTCGACGTGGTCACGGCCGAGCAGGTATTCAAGGTGTACCCGGAGTGGCCCGACACGACCGAGACCAAGGAGCCCACCGCGGTTACCCGCGTGGACGAGGCTACCATCTCCATCGTGCCCAAGCCCGGCTCAGCGCAGGCCTACACCCTGTACCTGTACGCCGCCATTCGCCCCACGCTGGCCGCTACGGGCATGGACAGCACGATCTATGCCACGTACCGCCGCACGATCTACCACGGCGTCCTGCACGAGCTGATGATGATGCCCAAGCGCCCATGGACTGACGAGAGTCGGGCGGCCTACCACGGCAAGCAGTGGGAGTACATGATCGCATCCGCGCGCGCACGCGCTAACAAGAGCTTCAGCCGGGCCAATATCAGCGTTGTGCCCGCGCCTTGGGCATAAAGGAACCCCATGGGACAAGTCCTCCTCACGAATAACGCGTACACCACGCTGGCCAGCGGTGTCGCCTCGGGCGATGCCACCATCACGGTGACCGCCTCCACGACGTTCCCCTCGGTCCTGACGGCCTCCGGCAACTGGTTCTACGCCTGCATCCAAGACACCTTCGCCAATCTGGAGATCGTCAAGGTCACCAACGTGGTGGGCACGCTCTGGACGGTCACCCGGGCCATCGGCGGCACCTCGGCGCGCGCGTTCCCGGTCGGTTCTGTGGTGGAGCTACGGGTGACTGCCGAGACCCTGAACGATGTGACCGCCCAGAACGTGACGACCAACCTGCAGAACTCGACTCCGCAGTTTTTGACAGGCCTATCGGGCGCCGACACCCTCGCGGCCACCGTGCCGGCGCCGTTCACGGCGTACACGCTGGGTCAGAAGTTCCACTTCGTGGCTACCGCTGCGAATACTGGCCCGGCCACGATCAACCTGAACGCGCTGGGTGCCAAGGCCATCACCAAGTCGGGCGCCACCACGCTGGGTGCGGGTGACATCGTCGCCGGCGGCGCGTACATCCTGATCTACGACGGCACGGAGTTCCAGCTGTCTGGTGGCGCGGGCGGCGGCGCCTCTGCCGGCGGTGTGCTGTACGAGGCCGGCACCACGATTTCCGCGGACTATGCCGTTACCCCCAACAAGAATGCCCTGGCTATTGGTGGCCTGTCGGTTGCTACTGGCAAGACGCTGACGTTGCCTACTGGGCGCTCTTTGATTGTCTTGGGAACTGGCGGCAGTCAAGCGAACACATACCCAGCACTCGCAGGGAATAATGCATGGACAGGCTTGCAGACGTTTAGTCAGCCAGTGGTGGCCCAAGCGGTTCCTGCTTTTCGTGCTTACCAGAACACGCTTCAGAGCGTGCCGACTGCTTCCAACACAAGAATACTGTTGCAGGCCGAAAGTTTTGACCCAACTAACTCCTTCGACAGCGTAACCAATTTTCGCTTTCAGCCGCTGGTTGCTGGGTACTACCAGATATCTGGGCACGTGGCGATGGCTGCATCCACGTCGGGGTTTGCGTATCTGAACAAGAAGGGGGTTATCGGCTCACAAGGGTCATATGCCACGTCCTACGCGTACGAAGTAAATGATCTGCTTCAGTTCGATGGGGTCTCCGATTGGGTCGAGATGTGGGTGTACCAAGTTAGCGGCGGAACAGTTAATACTATTGCAGGCCACGGGTCTACCTACTTCTCTGGCATCCTAATCTCAAGGACTTCCTAACATGACACAAGTTTTCTCAGGTGACACCGGAGCCTCTGCGGTTCTCCCCGGTTCTGTTACGAATGGTGCCCTAGCGGCAGGTGCAGTTAACCAGAGTAATCTGGCTGCGAACGTGGTGGGTAATGGGCCTGCGTTTAGTTACTCGTCCTCTTCTGTAACTAATGTGGGAAATGGTGCAACCACCGTTCTTGTGTATGCGACTAAAGATTTCGATACCCACAATGCAGTATCTGCGTCTACATTCACTGCACCTGTTGCTGGATACTATTGGTTTGTAGGTAGTTGCTATGTTGGTAGCCCCATAGCGGCAAACTCTACAATAACACTGGCCCTGTATAAGAATACCGTTAAGTATGCCCAGACAAACCATACCAACGGTATCGCCGCCTATGATACATCCCAGGTTACAGCCTTTATGCTTTTAGCTACTGGTGACACTGTAGATGTTCGTGTTGTCCAGAACACAGGAGTCACCATAAATACAACAGCTGATACTTCAACCAAATTCTCTGGTTTCCTCGCAAGGAGCGCATAACAAATGTCCTCAAACATAATCGCGGGAGACGCGACAAATCCTCTACAGTTCACCGCAGATTCAACCGGAGCTATGACTCTACAGGTTGGCCCTGCGGGGTCTAAGGTAAACGCTATAAGCATTGATG